TACACAGATTGTTATTACATCAACAGCAAATGGTATAGGTAATGTATATCATAAGTTATGGGAAGGTGCTGTACAATCAACAAATGAGTTTAAACCATTTAGAGTTGATTGGTGGGATGTTCCAGGTAGAGATGAGAAGTGGAAACAAGAAACAATAAACAATACTTCTGAGTTACAGTTTGAGCAAGAGTTTGGTAATACATTTCATGGTAGAGGAAATACTCTCATTGGTGCTAATCATTTATTAGCTCAACAAAGTAGAGATCCAGAGTTTTTTAATGAGAATGTTTTTATATACGAACAACCTATTGCAGAACATGAATATGTAATGACCGTTGATGTTTCAAAGGGAAGAAATCAAGACTATAGTACATTTACTATTATCGATGTAAGTAAACAACCTTTTGAACAAGTAGCAACATTTAGAGATAATAATATATCTCCAATGTTAATGCCAGACATTATATACAAGTATGCGAACATGTATAACCAAGCATATGTTGTAATTGAAAGTAATGACCAAGGTGCTGTTGTTTGTAATGGTTTATATTATGATTTAGAATATGAAAACATGTTTGTAGAATCAAGTATTAAAGCAAATGCTCTTGGTGCTACAATGACACGAAGAGTAAAAAGAATTGGATGCTCAAGTATTAAAGACTTAATAGAGCAGAAAAAACTAATAATACATGATGCACAAACAATTGTAGAAATGAGCACATTTGTGAGTAGAGGAAATTCCTTTCAAGCAATTGCTCCAAATCACGATGACTTGATGATGAACTTAGTATTATTTGCTTGGTTTACAACAACGGATGTCTTTCAATCATTAACTAATATTGATATGAAAGATATGTTATATAAAGAAAGATTAAAGGCTATACAAGATGATATGTTACCATTTGGATTTGTAGAAAGTGGTAGTTATGAAAAGGATAAATATACAAAGGATGCAGACGGAAATGTCTGGTTAGAGGTACCATGGACGGGTTCACAAAATTTTTAATAGAAGATAATAACGAAGAGATTCCAATGAAAAATCTTCATGTCGTAATACTTGGTCTTGGAGACGAAGAAGGAACTTTTGCTGATCATATGCAAGAGCTTGTATCTAAGTATGGTATGAAAAGTACTATGGTTGATGTTGGTGAAGCATTTATTGCTTCTAAAGATGTTGAAGTTGGAGAGGTTACTATTCATAATATTAATGGTAAAGATAAAGAAGTATCTCTTAAAGTCAAAAATTCTCTTGTCTTTGTTAGGGCTGGAGCAATTAAAACTTTAACTGCACAATCATTAGTCTCATCATTACAAACAATTGGATTTTTTCTTGTAAACGATTTAGAAACAATGTTATTATGTGATAATAAAATGTCAAATATTATTGCACTTGAAAGAAATAATATTCCAGTACCAAGAACATCAATTATTAATAATGTTAAATCAATTGAACAAGCACATCAAAACATTGGTGGTAAATTTCCAGTTATTATTAAGACACTCAAGGGAACTCAAGGTGTAGGTGTATCAAAAGTTAATGATATGAGTTCTCTAATATCAGTTGCACAATCACTATGGAAATTTAATGCTGATTTATTAATTCAAGAGTATTTTGATCTTAAGTCAGATATCAGAACACTGTTAGTTGATGGTAAAATTGTAGGTAGTGCTGAAAGAGTTAAAGTTAATAAAAACGAATTTAGAAACAATGTTCATTTAGGTGCAGAAACATTACCTTATATACTATCAGAAAAAGAAAAACAATTAGTGATTAATGCTGCAAGAGCTACAGGAGCTGCATACTGTGGTGTTGATCATTGTAAAGTAGGAAAAGATTTTTATATATTAGAAGTCAATGGTTCACCAGGTATACGCTCTCATTTTATGGGATATAATATAGAAGATGGTACTCATACAAAGAAAATTACAGATAAACAAACATTAGATATTATATTAAATTGGTTTAGTCAAGAACGTAGAAGAAGGCCATTTATGCGATATGAGGTAGGATATATTGAAAGTATTACGTTAGATGGCATGGAAGAAAATCCAATACGAGCTAAATTTGATACAGGCAATTCAGCATCAGCTTCTATGTTACATGTTGATTCAATGAAAGTTGATGGAGATATGGTAACATGGAAAAAGAACGGTCATACATTTAAAAGTGAAATAATTGATATATCTGAACCTACAAGAGGTCTTAAAGAATTTGATCGAAGGCCTGTAATAGAACATGGAGTTACATTCAATAATAGAAAATATACAATAGAACTGGGCCTTACAGAGAAGGATACAGCTTCTGAAATGTTAATCAATAGAAAAACAATGACACAATTTAGAGTATCAGTGCATCCAGATAGATTATTTATAGTAAGTGATGTTGCAATGAGAAATGATAACTCTGATTATTAATGTTGAAACATGTATATTTATAAATAATAGTGTTGATTATTCGTATTATGTAACTTATTAACTAACTCAAATTAAACAGAGGACAAAGCGATGGCATTTCAAGTATCACCAGGCGTCGAAATAAAGGAAATCGATGCAACGAGTGTAGTTCCAGCAGTATCAACCAGCATTGGCGGATTTGCAGGCTCATTCAACTGGGGTCCGGTAGGAAAAGTTGTAACAGTAGGTTCAGAAAATGAACTTGCCACACAATTTGGAACACCCGACAATAATACCTTTAAATACTTTCTCGTAGCTGCGTCATTCTTAAAGTATGGAAACGCACTGAAAGTAGTTCGAGCCGAAAGCGGTCACGTTAACGCGACAGCTGATGGTACAGGACAACTCATCAAAAACGATGATGACTACGAAAATAATTATGCTGACGGAAGTCTTGATGTTGGTAATTGGGTCGCAAAATATCCAGGCGTTATTGGAAATAGCTTAAAAGTGTCAATGATTACTCAAGGAATCACTTCCTTTAGTTCATGGACATATGCATCTAACTTTGATGCAGCACCAGGAACATCTGATTATGCATCAGATCTTGGTAAAACATCTGCAAACGATGAATTGCATATTGCAGTTATTGATGAAGATGGAGTTATTTCTGGAACACCAGGCACAGTATTAGAAACATTTGCATTTGTTTCACAAGCTTCAGATGCAAAGAAGGCTGATGGTACTACAAATTATTATAAAGAGGTTATTAATAATAACTCTTCATATATTTGGTGGTCAGATCATGACTCTTCACTTTCCGATGCTGGAGAAACTATTGCGGACAATACCTCATTTACAACTAATGCTGCGGCAATCGAAGATTCACTTTCTGGTGGAACAGATGATAACGCACCAACAGTTGGAGAAATCCAAACAGCATACGACTTATTAGAAGATGCAGAAACTGAAGATGTAAATCTTCTTTTTGCTGCTCCAGATGCAAATGGATCTGAAGATATTGCAGAAGACTTAATCTCAATTGCGATTGCAAGAAAAGATTGTATGGCTTTTGTATCACCTCCGATAGAAGATACAGTAGGATCTTCTTCACCAGCTGCAGATGTAAAAGCATTTGCTGATGGTTTAACATCAACATCATATGCTGCAGTTGATTCAACAGCTCTATATGTATACGACAAATATAACGATGTATACAGATGGATTGGAGCTGCAGGTCACCAAGCAGGATTATGTGCTAATACTGATTCAGTAGCAGACGCATGGTTCTCACCAGCAGGTGTTAATAGAGGACAACTTCTAAGCGTAACAAAACTTGCATTCAATCCTAAGAAAGCAGATAGAGACACATTATATAAAGCAAGAGTTAACCCAATAGTATCATTACCTGGACAAGGTACATTACTATTTGGTGACAAAACTTTATTAAGTAGACCTTCAGCATTCGATAGAATTAATGTACGTAGATTATTCATTGTATTAGAAAAAGCAATTAGTACTGCTGCAAAAGCACAACTATTTGAATTTAACGACGAATTTACAAGAGCTCAATTTAGAAATCTTATCGAGCCATTCCTAAGGGATGTCAAAGGTAGAAGAGGTCTAACTGATTTCTTAGTAGTTTGTGACGAAACAAACAATACAGGTCAAGTAATAGATGCCAATAGATTTGTAGCTGATATGTTTATCAAGCCTGCAAGATCTATTAACTTCATTACATTGAACTTCATAGCAACCAGAACCGGAGTTGAATTCTCCGAGATCGCTGGACAATAGGAGGATTAAGACATGGCAATTTTAGGAGTAGATGATTTTAAATCTAAACTAGTAGGCGGTGGCGCAAGATCCAACCTATTCAAAGTAACTATGAATTATCCAGGTTACGCACAAGGTGATGTTGAATTAACATCATTTATGTGTAAAACGGCTCAGATGCCTTCATCAGTGATTGCACCTATCCCTGTACTTTTCAGAGGTAGACAATTACAAATAGCTGGTGACAGAACATTTGACCCTTGGACAATTACTGTTATTAACGATGTTGGTTTCGAAGTTCGAAACGCAATGGAGCGTTGGATGAACGGCATTAACAGTCATAACGAAAACACAGGACTTTCAAATCCAAGTGACTATCAAGCAGACGCAATTGTAGAACAATTGAATAAAGCTGGAGAAGTTACAAAGAAATATGATTTTAGAGGATTATTCCCTACAAATATTTCAGAGATTGAAGTCAGCTATGACTCAGAAAATACTATCGAAGAGTTTACAGTTGAATTCCAGGTACAATATTGGGAATCAAACACTACTTCGTAGGTTTATAAATAATATTAGAAGAGGGGATTTATTATCCCCTCCGATAATATGAGGTAAATTATGGCAGAATTTTTTGGATTTGAAATTAATAGAAAGACAAAGGAACCAATAAGGCCTTCCTTTGTTCCACGTACAGATAATGATGACGGTGCTGGAGTTATTCAAGCAGGTGGGCATTTTGGCGCCTACATTGATATGGATGGCGATAAAGCTAAAACCGATGTTGATTTAATATTAAAATATAGAGATGTATCTTCACAGCCTGAATGCGATGCTGCAATCGAAGATATTGTTAATGAAGCTATTGTGGGTGACCATGATGAAGCACCAGTTAATCTAATATTAGATGAATTAGAAATATCAGATAAGATTAAAGATGCTGTAAGAAATGAGTTTGATGAGATATTAAAGCTTTTAGGTTTTAATCAATATGCACATGATATATTCAGAAAGTGGTATATTGATGGAAGATTACCATATCATATTATTATTAATAATGAGCAACCTAAACAAGGAATTAAAGAATTACGATATATTGATCCTACAAAGTTGAGAAAGATCAAAGAAGTCGAAGAAGAGACAGATCCTAAAACAGGTGCAAAACTGGTTAAAAAAGTAGACGAATACTTTTTATACCAAGATAAAACAATGAATGCTGCAAATCAGGGATTAAAAATATATCCTGATGCAATTGCTTATTGTACATCTGGACAAATGGATCCAGGTAGAAAAAGAATCTTATCATATTTACATAAGGCATTAAAGCCAGTAAATCAATTAAGAATGATGGAAGATTCATTAGTCATATATCGAATATCACGTGCCCCAGAACGTAGGATATTTTATATTGATGTTGGTAACTTACCTAAAGGTAAGGCTGAAGAATACCTAAGAGGTATTATGAATCAATATAGAAACAAATTGGTATATGATG